CGATGATAATACCCTTACGATTAGTAATAGTGTTCATGAGTTTTTCAATGGTGAGAAGATTGCAGCCGTTTGGTCCTCAATCGGTATCACTACCAAGTCCTCCTCTGGGGATTGGAAAGCTCGTAAACTGGAACAAGTAGATTTTCTGTCGCATGATTTCGTCAATATAGACGATATCTGGCTGCCAAAACCCGAACGAGAGAAAGTTCTCGCGTCGGCATTGTATGGTAATGAGTGTTTGGACGTTCGGTTCACACTGTTGCGGCTTTATGCACTACGTATTGAGAGTTGGCCTTGCGTGCAAACGCGATCTGACTTGCGGGTTATAATAAACTCGATTCGAAAGAAGTATACGATGGAGCTCCAGGGTGTTATTACTGGAACCCAGCTTACGATGAAAGATGTCGAAGCTGTGTATAAGACGGATGCAGAAATTTGGCGTTTATATGCCTACCCACAATTGGAACCTGGGTGGACCAGTACGCTGAAAAAGATGAGTGTTGGCGAGTCTTTGTTGTCAGGTGGGCCTTGTTATGGGGGCTCCCGGACTTTCGCAAATTGTTTAAATGGTTACGCCCAGTCCGGCGTGACGTCAATCAAGAAGTGTGATGAAAAGCGCGTTTCTGCGCCTCATATTTCACCTAAGTTGGTGACTGTCTCAAAAGGGCAGATATCGAGTTTTGAGCTTTATGGTAAACGGATTCCTCCGTTGAAATTTGTTCAGGGTAAGGTTGATAAGCAAATTGTAGTGATGGGTCGCGCAGAATCGCGTTCCCTGTGCTTGTACGAGTGGTCACACTTGTCTGGTTATGGTAATCCCAGTTGTCATGATGTAAAAGTTAATTATGCTGTGGAAATGCCATCCAAAGCGAATGGGCGCCGGAACCCAAAAACCGGCAAGCACAAGAATATGAAAAAGATGAAGCCCAAGAAGGGCAAAAAGAAAGGAAAGGGTGATAGCCGAACCCGTGATCGTCAGGATCGCGCGCCGGTTTCATCGAGTCGGGTTATGACAAATCGTCAATCTCGTAGTACTCGTATTACCCATCGTGAATCACTTGGTCCTGTTATTCCAACAGGTACTTCGTTTCAAACCGTAATTGGTCCCCTGGCTGTTAATCCTGGTCAGGCGGGTTCCTTTC